CGGGCCGGTCCAGCGTCACCGGGTCGTGCGGCTGGCGCGTGGTGCTCCCGTCGCCGGTGTACGGCCGCGAGGGGCTGAGCCACTTGTCCGAGGACGCGCCGCTCTCGCGGCCCAGGTGCCGGGTCTTCTCCGTCATCGTGATCCCTTCCGCCGGGGGTACCTCCCCCGGACAGCTAGTACCTTACAGCATTGACTGTGAAGTGTCAAGCCCGGGGGCCGCGCCGGTACGCCCAGATGCACGCGGCCACGGCCAGGATGGTCAGCGCCAGTCCGAGGTTCCCCCCGACTTCGATGGTCATCGCTTCGGGCCGCCCTTCAGCGCCGCCACGCACAGCGTTGCCACCAGCATCAGGACACTGATCTGGAGGATCAGGGTCCAGGTCATGCCGGGACCTCCTGGCCCCAGTCCGTCACGCCCTCGGGGGCCTCGCGGACCAGCGTGTGGACCCACTCCGGGGCTCCGTCCAGCGTGCGGCGCTCGTATCGGCCGGTCCGCCAGGTGGCGTCCCCGCGCTGGCCGCCGGGGCTACCGTCCTTGCGCACGACCGGGCCGCTGGCCTTGACCTCGCGGACCTCTCCGTCCGTGAGCTGGAGGGTCACATGGTCCGGCCGGATCAGTCGATCCCGGTGGTGCCAGTTCTCCGTGATGTCCACGTCCGGCACGCCGGAGACCTCCAGGGTGATGACCCGCGTGGTCGTGTCGTTCCTGACCAATGCTCGCATAGCTCCTCCTGTCCTCCCCGATCCTGTCCGCCGGGGGTATTGCAAACCTAGCAGTCATGCCGGTAACGTGCAACCGAGAGGCGACGATCAGGAGGGACCAGCGATGAGCGATACCAGGACCGCCGGACTGAGCCGCGAGGCCCTGTCCGCGCTGATGAACACCGGCACCAACCGCCAGGGCGCGGCCGTTCCGGTGGCCCGGGGGAGCGAGGTTTGGGACGAGCTGAAGGCCGCCGGGATGATCCGGGACGGTGGCGGGCTGACCCGGGCGGGCTCGATCGTGCGCGAGCGCGAGTCGGACCGGCTGATGGACGAGCTGTTCCCGCTGTGACCAACGATCAACGGTCCGGCCCCGAGGAGGGCCGGACCGCGACCGAACAGGAAGGAAGGTGCGGGACGTGAGCCAGCACAGTCAGCGTACACAGGACGGACCCACCACGCTCTCGATCGTGACCGGAGCGCTGATGGTGGCGGGCAGCATGGCGGGCACGCTCTACGTGATCGGCGGGCCGGGGATCACCGGCCGCGAGCTGGTCTCCAGCCTGATGGGCGCGGCGCTGATCGGGTTCACGGTGGCGTTCACCATGAACCGGATGGTGGAGCGCGCCGTGGTCCGGGACCGGGCCGAGCGCGCCGCCGAGCGCGCCGAGCGCGAGCGCCGCGAGCGCGACCGGATCGAGGCCGAGTTGGAAGCGATACGCGCCCGGGCCGAGCACGACGCGCCGGAGCCGGACCGGTACGTGGACCGCGCGCCGCTCGCGCCGCCGATGCACCCGGAGCCCGAGCGGTACGAGCCGGAGCCCGAGCCGGTGGACGCCTACGGGCGCACGCGCGATCAGGCGTGGCAGGACTACTACGCCAACCATCCCGAGGTCCGGGCCTCCTGGGCTCAGCAGAACGGGCGCTGGCCGAACTGTCCGGGGCCGGAGTGCGACCCGGGCCGGGACCGGCAGGGCTGGACGTACGACGAACAGCGCCAGGGCTGGGTGACCTCCCCGGAGATGGTGGCGACCGGGGCCGGTCAGCCGCCGGAGACCTGGGTGGAGCCGGACGAGCCCCTGGGCTACCAGGCGGACCCCGAGCGGCCCTGGAGGGCGTTCGATCCGGGAGACACCCGCGTGTCCGTGCCCCTGCCTCCCCGGGACGTGCCGGTCTCGCCCGGCCGGGACTGGCCCGAGGACCGGACCGAGGTCATCCGGCGGCCGGAGCTGGACGAAACCCAGGTGATCCAGCCCCAGTCTTGACATTTCAGTGACAGGGCGGCTCGGTCTCCGGGCCGGGCCGCCCGCCGGGCCACTTGTACTTCACAGTCAGGACTGTTAGGATAGGGCTATGACGCTGAAGCTGATCGGAGACCCGGGCCACTACGTACCGGGCGCGGACACGAACCACTTCCTGGGCCTGTGCGACGAGTGCGACGCCCGGTACCTCGTCCGGATGACGCTGGCTCAGGTGGAGAGCTGGGGACCGTTCGGGGAGGCGGGCAAGGCCGGAGCCGTGCGCCAGGCCATGTACGAGGCGTTCATGCACGTCTGGGCGACCGGAGCGCCGCGCTTCAGCTCGCTGGGCGACGGCTGGACCGCCGAGCCCACGGACCCGGAAGTGATCGCGCTGGTGGCCGAGATCCGCCAGGCCGCCGAGGAGAAGAAGGGCCAGGACCGATGACGCGAACCACGTACGACCCGAGCAAGCCCGAGCACCGGGCCGCGTGCCAGCGGACCGCGTGCGCCGGGAAGGACCCCCATCCGGGCGGACGACACCTGGACCAGCGGGACGAGCTGTACGACGGGCCGGGCTCGTTGCTCCAGGTCTTGCCGCTGAGCGTGCGGGACAGCGCACGGAAGATCATCCGCGAGGCACCGGGCCTGATGCCCGAGGTGGTGGACCTCGCCAACGAGGTGGAGTTCCTACGCGGTCAGATCGCGCACATCCGGGTGGACATGGACCGCCAGGTCCGCGCGGCTATGGCCCGGTCGGCATCGTGCGAGCACCACGGCCAGGAGATCGAGGAGCTGGGCCGCCAGCTCGGCGCGGTGGACCGGGCGGGCCAGAAGAACGAGAAGGCCCGGCTGGCGTTGCTCGGGTTCATGCACGCGGTTGACGATCTGGTCCAGGCGCACCGCGAGGGCCGCACAGACCCCGGGCTGACCGTGGGCAAGCTGGTGGACGCGCTGGCCAAGGCGAGCAAGCGGGCCAGCGACGCGCACGCCAGGGCGTGGTCCGCGTGAGCGCCGGATACCTGGCCAAGTGCGGCCGGAAGAAGCAACACCCGACCCAGGCCAAGGCCGAAGAGCACCGGCAGAACCTGATCCGTGCCGGGATCTGGCGGCCCGCCAGCTCGAACACGTACTTCTGTAACCAGTGCGGGGCCTGGCACGCCGGGCGGATCAAGGGCGCACCGAGGGGCAAGGGTCGCAAGACCGCCAAGAACACGCCGCGCTTCCTGGCGAGCCAGTGATGAGGGGCTTCCCAGACCCGAGCGCGCTCCAGCGCAAGGTGGACGAGATCGTGGACGCGCCGCCGGTGGTAAGGGGCGGAGCCCAGATAGCTGGTCCTTACCAGGGGACCGATGTCCTCTCCCCTGAGCTGGGCAGACCCGCGCGGCGCGGCACCACGAACGGCAACGCCCGGGGAGGGTCGAAGGACCGCGAGCGCCGCCGCCAGTGGCTGGTGGACACGTTCCGGGCGAACCTGGACGTGCTGGTGGTCCGGCTCGGCAACGGCTCGGAGATCCGGCTGGACACGATGCTGGGCCGGGGCGAGCCCGCGTGCCGGTGCTATCGGTGCGGGCGGCTCCTGACCGTGGAGACCGTGACCGTGGACCGGATCGTTCCCGGGTGCCAGGGCGGGACGTACCGGCGCTCGAACATCCGGCCCGCGTGCGGACCGTGCAACAGCTCCACCGGCGCGACAACGAGGAGGCGGAAGGCATGACGCGCGGCATCCTGAGAAGCTGTGCGGCCCACGGCCGGAACTTCTGGCTGGGGCACGACGGGCGCTCGTTCGGCGGGCGGTTCTTCTGCCCGGGGTACCTCCGGGACGACCTGTTCCGTGGGTTCGACCCCCAGCCGTACGCGCCGCCGGTGCTCGGCGCGCGAGAGGCGGACCACACGGTCCGGATGATCGACGGAGGTTGGCCCACGCCGGACACGCCGCAATGCGTGATCGAGCGCCGGGGGGACCTCCTGGTGGTCCGGCCGCTCGGGATGCCGGACGCACCGACGCGCGAGGTGAGCGTGAGCGCGTGCTGGCCGCACCGGTACGTGGCACCGAGCCGGAACCGGTGCTGGTCATGAGCACGCGGCCGATGACCCGCCGGAAGGCGTGGGGGCTGGCCCTGGTGGTCTCGTGCCTGGGCTGGCTGGTGATCGGGCTCCCGGTGCTGGCGTGCGCGCTGGGCTGGCTGGCCCGATGAGCCAGCGGCGCGCGTCCCGAGGTCAAGGGACGGATGTCCCGAACATCGGGCGGACCGTGGCCTCCTCCCCGGACGAGCGTGTGGCCGTGGTGTACGGCGAAGTGTCCGCTAATCGGACGCCGGACCCCGGCGCGCGTCCGGAGAGCGGACGCCAACCCTCAACCTCTACTAGAGGGTTAGGCCGTGGGCCGGTTGTCACCTCACAGGCCCGCCGGGGTCCGGACGCCGTGTTCTGCCCGGCCAGCGCGACGCACACGCACGACGAGGGCTCGCGGCGCGACGGGCGCTGTACGTGGTGCGAGTACCGGTTCACCGGGCCAGCTCCGGCCCCGAATCTGGGCGCAAGCTACCGGACCGAGCTGGACCTGGCATACCGGCGCATGTACGACCCCGATTACGGAACGGACTACTGGGACACCTGATCGCGGCTCTTGGGGGGACCGGGGGTACTCGGAGAGACCCCTAACACCTATGCACGTTGAGCAAGTGCCTTTATGTGGCGCGCGTGATGCGCGTGTATACGTGTAGGGGGGACCTGTGTTGGGGGTACCTCCGAGTCCCCCCGGTCCCCCGGGGGCTGATGTGGGGGCCATCGTGTACGATGTGGGTATGGACGAGCCCGAGACCGGCCAGATGCCGGTGGTGACCTTGGACGATGTGCAAGCCCTCCACGCCCAGCTCAGGCCAGGCTCGGCGTACTCGTCAGCCTCGTTGTGGACGCGGTACGTCCGGCTGATGGAGGAGGCCCGCCGTCCGCTGGCCACTCGGAACGCGCTGGGCCGTGCGCTGACGGCCGCCGGGTGGAAGCGGCACCGAGCGCGCCGCCGCGTGGCGGGCAAGGTGGAGGAGACCTCCTCCTGGATCGTGCCTGGCGCTCCCCCCGTGGACGAGGAGGGCGAGCGGATGAAGGCCACGCTGGCCGCGCTCGGCGGAGGTATCCATCCCGAGGAGCTGATCCAGGACACGTACTTTCGGCTGGCGCGCGAGCACGGCTGGCGCTGGACCACCGACCGGGCCGGGATCATCCGGTGGCTGACCAAGAACGGGTACCACCGGATGATCGAGAAGGGCAAGCGCTCGCGGTACATCCCGGGGCCGGTGAACTCGTGACTGTGAAGTGTCAAGCCAGGAGCGCCGGGACGGCTGGGCCGAGATGCCCCCTGGACGCCGTACGATGGGCCACATGACGATCCCGGTCGCGCTCCAGCTCCTGATCTACGCGCTCGCCGTGGCGCGCGTGACCGGGCTCATCACCACGGACACGATCACCGAGGACGCCCGGGACACGGTGATCGGTTGGCTGGACGACAGACCCAAGACCCTGGGCGCGTACCTGGCCACGCTGATCACTTGCCCGTGGTGCGCCGGGATGTGGGTTTCCATGATCGCCGCTCCCCTGGTCTGGGCCTGGGGGGACTCGCCCGTCATGCTGATCCCGGCGCTGGCGCTGGCCTTCAGCCAGGTGACCGGCATGGTCTCGAACCTCGGGAGGTAGTCCGTGGCCCTCCGCCGTCCGCGCGTGACGCGCGAGCCTGACCCGTTCGGCACCAAGGAGATGGAGCGCCGCGCCGCGCTCGCTGGCGCAACCGCGATCGTGGACCTGGCCGGGGGCTCCTCCTGGAAGACCTGGAAGTTCGGGAACCGGGACTGGCAGGCCGAGGCGTGGCGGCTCTACGACATCGTTGGTGAACTCCACAAGCTGAGCGGCCGGGTAGGGGACAGCCTGGCCCAGGCCCGGCTCTACGTGACCGAGGTGGACGACACCGGCGAGGAGACCGGCGAGGTCCAGGACGAGCGGATCAAGCGGCTGGCCGCCGTGCCGCTCGGCACCGGAAGCCAGCGGGATGACAATCTCCGGCTGGCCGGGATCGACCTCGCCGTGGGCGGGGAGTGCTGGATCGTGGGCGAGGGCGCGGCCACCACGCCCGAGGCGGCCGAGGGCTCCTGGTTCGTGGTGACCGGCGCGGCGTTCAGCCGCGTGGGGGACCAGCTCCAGGTCCGGCGGCCCCAGATCCGGGGCGGGAACAAGCTGACGCTACGGGACGGGACGGACATCCTGATCCGGTGCTGGCGTCCGCACCCGAACGACACGGACCAGGCGGACAGCTTCACGCGCTCCGCGATCGTGCCGCTCCGGGAGATCGAACTCCTGACCAAGCGCGAGTTCGCGGAGCTGGACAGCCGCCTGACCGGGGCCGGGATCATGTTCCTCCCCGAGGGCGTGGACTTCCCTCGCCAGGAGAACGACCCCGAGGGCCTGGCCGGGTTCATGGCGTACATCCAGCGCGCCGCCGCCGCGAGCATGACGAACCAGGGCGACGCCCGGAGCATGGTGCCGATCATGGCCACCGTGCCGGACCAGATGATCGAGCACCTGGACAAGCTCCAGCCGATCAACTTCTGGTCCGAGCTGTCCGCCGAGATCACTCCCATGAAGGACCGGGCGATATCGCGCGTAGCGTCGATGGCCGAGATCCCGGCCGAGGTGCTGACCGGCATCTCCGACTCGAACCACTGGACCGCGTGGCTGATCTCGGACGAGGGCATCCGCTGGATTCGCGGGTACCTCGGCCTGGTGGCGGACGCGCTCACCCGGGGGTTCCTCCGGCGCGCGCTGGAGTCGATGGGCGTCACGAACCCCGAGCGCTTCGCGTTCGCGTTCGACACGTCCACCCTGGCCGCCAAGCCCAACCGGCTGGACGAGGCTATCCAGCTTCATGATCGTTTCCTGATCCGGGACGAGGAGGTGGTGAAGGCCGGGGCGTTCGATCCGGACCAGATGCCGACCGTCCAGGAGCGCGCCGCTCAGATCCTGCTCAAGCTAGTTCAGGGCCAGCCGGACCTCATCCTGGACCCGGCGGTCCAGGCCGCGCTCGGCCTGCCCACGGTCTCCAGTGTGGGTCTGCCGCCCACGGCGGACCAGAACGCGGACGGGGAGGACCCGGACGATGACGAGCTGGACGAGGGGCCGCCGAACGGCGGGGAGCCGGAGGAGCCCGAGGACTCGGCCCGTGCGATCACGGCCGCGCTGGACCGCCGGATCGAGCTGGCCGCTACGCGGGTGACCGCGCCGCCCTCCCCGGCGGCCGTGTTCAACGCGAGCGCCAAGCTGATGGTGATGCGCGCGCTGGAGCTGGCGGGCGGGCGGCTCACTACGCCCCAGGAGCGGCGCGGCCGGTGGCGCGACGTGCCCCGGCACGAACTCCACCATCATGTCGGACCGATCACGCCGGACAAGGCCGCCAAGGTCACCGAGGGGGCCTGGACCCACGTCAGCCTGGTGGCCTCGGACCTGGGCGTGAACTCGGACGACCTCCACCAGCTCCTGGCCGGGTACGTCCACGAACTCCTGACCAGGGGCATCCGCCACCACGATGATCTCCTGTTCGCCGCGCTGAACGTGGCCAACCGGGGCCGTGGCCTGGCCCGACACTCGAACGAGGTACTGGCATGATCACCACGCCACGCCAGGATGACCGCCTCCTCCAGGAGGTCCAGCTCATGGCCGCGAGCGGCTGGGCGTTGTACGCCCGGCGCGCGGACGGGGCCGATTTTGTCCAGCACGGCTCGGGGAGCGGGATCTCCGCCGGGGTCCACCTGATCCTCCTGGTCCTGACCCTGGGGCTCTGGCTCCCGTTCCTGGTCATCGTGGAACTGGCCAGCTCCGGCGGCTCGCGGTTCTGTCGGCTGACCTTCACGCCCGAGGGCGAGCCCCGGTACTCCACGATCAAGCGGCCACGCCGGTGACCGGCCCGGTCTGGGACGGCACCGGCCGTGACCCGTGGCTCCCGGCCCGGCTGGACGCCCGGCTGGAGGCCGCCGCCGTGGAGCGCGACATCCGCGCCGCCGTGTGGGCCGCGCTGTCCGAGTGGCTGGTCCAGACCGCGCGCCGGGTGCTCCGGGGGGACCAGCCGCCGGACCTGGACGCGATCTGGGCGCGCGTGCCGATGTGGCGCGAGGCCGTGGAGCTGATCCTCCAGGGCGAAATCTGGAAGGCCCTGGCCCTGGCGTTCGAGAAGCTGTTAGGCCGGGGGTACGCCTGGGACTCGCGGCCCGCAATGGTCCGGTACCTGGCCGAGGTCCGGAACCGGCTGGTCCGGGTGCCGGACGAGGTGTACGACCTCGTTGCCGGGGAGATCACGGCCGGGGCCAACCTGGGCGAGTCGATCCCCAAGCTGGCCGCTCGCGTTGACAATGTTCTGTCAACCACGGGGAGCGAGCGCTGGCCGAACCGGGCAACCGTGATCGCGCGCACCGAGACGATCGGCGCGCTGAACGCCGGGCGCTCCGATGCGTTCGCGGCCGTGGCCGAGGAGGTGGACGAGCCGATGGAAAAGATGTGGCTGGCCACCGAGGACAGCCGCACGCGCCGCACGCACCGGGAGGCCGATGGCCAGCGCGTGCCGGTGGGGAGCCGGTTCAGCGTGGGCGCGTTCGAGCTGGCGTTCCCGGGCGACCCGACCGGGCCGCCCCAGGAAGTGATCCAGTGCCGTTGCACCATGCTCCTTGTGGAGCCTGGCGAGTTCGTGGATCTGTCCAACCGCCAGTTCCGGCGCGGCCGGTAGCCTGGTCCGACAGGAGGTAGTCATGGGTACGAGGTTCCGGACGATGCTCGCGCCGATCGGCCTGTCCACCAGCGACGGCCGCCGCTTCGCGGAGGGCGCTATCGAGCTGGCGGACGTGCCGTTCCCGTTCGAGTGGGCGCGCTCGCGCGAGGGCGGTCACGACGGGGCCGTGGTCGTGGGCGCGGTCCAGGAGGCCGCCGTCTTGACCGTGAAGGACGCGCTGGCCCAGGAGTACGTCTCCGCTGACAACGCCAAGGGCCTGGACTCCGGGCTCCTGGCCGTGTGGGCACGCGGGGAGCTGTTCGACGGTGTGAGCCGCGAGGAGATGCCCCGGCTGGCCGAGGACGTGGCCGAGGCCATGCACCTGATGGGCGCTGGCACGCTCGGCCCGTCCGTGGACCTGGACTCGTTCGAGGGCGTGCCGGTGCTCGCCGGGACGGACGAGGAGGTCACCTGGGAGCGGTACGAGGAGATTTACGAGGAGACGGGCGAGGAGCCCGCGATCGAACTCCTGGTGACCGCCGGGCGCGTGCGCGCGGCCACGCTGGTCTCGATTCCGGCGTTCGCGGAGACCTCCCGGCCGCTGGAGCTGGTGGCCGCCGAGGTCCCCGAGGACGAGGCCGAGGCCGCCGCTCAGGCCGCCGCCGAGACCGAGCGCGCCGCCGCGCTGGTGGCGTCCGTGGGTACCGGGCCGCTCCCGGCCGTGGGCGCGTTCGCCCTCCCCGAGCTGGACCGCCCGACCCCGATCACCTGGGACTGGGACACCGGCCGCGTGTTCGGACATATCGCCACCTGGCAGA